ATGGCAGCGTCGCGCCCCTTGAGCCAAGCCTCTGCGTTCATAATTGCGGTCATCTCTATCTCCCTTGTTGAATGTCCTAGTAATGTTCTACACGAATAGGACATTGTGTACAACAAAAAAAAGAAGGGGGCCGAAACCCCCTTCCGCTACAGCAATTCGATGGCTCGATGGCTGTACTTGTGGTGCTTGATTGCGCCCCGCTTCGCAAGCTGTGCCACGAGGGCGTGGGCTGCGGTTCGGGACCGACCTGTCGCCTCGGCGATCTCTCGCACACTCGGCGCGTATCCATAGCGCCGGATGTGCCGGTCGATGTAGGCCAGCACGTTAGCCTGCTTCTGGGTGAGCGATGTCATCACTTCCTCCTGTCTTCCGTCACCTGCATCCACGGTCGGGTCAGATTGTATATCTGCGTGAAGATAGACTTCCCGGCCCCGCTGAGGCCGCTTGCGCCGTCATCATACATCTCGGACACACCCATATATCCCTCGTCGTGAATGTGCCGCAGCACCTCCCACTCGGTGTTCGTGACGCGGATCACATATCCGCCCTTGTTCCTGATCACCTGCATGTCATGCCTCCTTCACGGTCAGGGTCTTGGCGCGCACCTGCCGGGCAGGCTTGGCCGGTGTGGCTGGCTTGGCTGGCTGCGCCTTGTAGTTACGCATCGGCCACTTGACGTAGTAGGTCGAGCCGTCAACGTGGACCTGCCCCTCCTCATGATTGCCGAGCATCTCCTTGAGCATCGTCTCAGCCTCGTCGATCTCAGCCTCCAGAGCGCGCTTCTCTTCGCGCCGGTTGATAAGCACCTGCGTCCAGTGGTCCGCGTCCGGCAGGCCGTTCAGGTCAATCGCTGGCGCGCCACTATCGACGCGGTCCCACGCCACATTGGCGTCGTCGGACGACATCGCCGGGTACCAGTCCACGTCACGCTTGCGGCGCTCGAACTCGTGGACCGCGTCCTCGATCTGCGCCTGCACCTCCCGGTCCTGACGGTACAGGAAGATGCGAAGCTCTGCGCCTCGATACAGGACGCACACAGCGCCCCAAGCGTAGTCGGTGCACATCATCTGCGCCTGTAGCTGCAATGGGCCACGGTGGGGCGCAGGAGCCTCCTCCGGGGCCGCGCTGGTGTTCTTGGCCTCTAGGCAGCCGACGCCGCTCGTGTCCACCACGCCGCCTTGTGGGACGTAAATGCCCATCGCCGGGTTGTGCTCGAACACGATGCCGCCGCGTCCGCGCCCATCGAGGGAGCAGGCGAGCGGCAGGTCCGGGTGCTGGACCGCCTCGTCGATGTCGGTGACCACGTCCTCGAGGTCGAGGCGGTAGGCTGCCTCGCGCAGGATCGTGGGTTCGAGCAGGTCGCCGAAGCGCATCGCCTCGTTCTGCGCAAACCGCTCGGGCGGGTTGCCTGCGGCTGCGTCGATGGCCTCCTTCAAGATTTCGTTCGGCGTCTTGTATGGCGACAGGCCCATCAGGGCCGGGATGCGCGACGCACTCATCTGATCGTCGGGGGTGAGTTTACCTACCATTAGCTTGCTCCTTATATCTGGTACGTCCGTGGCTGCGGATCATGCTCCGCGTGATCTTCCGGCCAAGCCAATCGCGTGGTCGGGTCTTTTCAAATGTAACCTCTCTGCCGAGAAGTCTGACGGCCTCATCACCATCGAGGCCGGTCTGCTCAGCGACAAGACGAAGCTCCTTTGCAAGGCGAGCGGCGCTGCCGAAGAACTTAGCCAAGTCAACCATTGTGGGCTGCTCCTCACGCATCCTCTCCTTGAGGCTCTCGCGCTCGCGTTGCTGCGCCACAGAGGGTGACAGGGGGATGTCAGTATAAAGCTCCCCCGGCACAAGCCAGCACTGCCCGGTTGGGGCGTAGCAATTTTGCCCTGTCCTCCAAAAAGACTTCCCGGCGTACACCTCGTGGTTGTGGTTTACGACAAGACGCTTGCGCGCGGTGATGGTCTCGATTGTGGTGACGTGCGGCTTCATCATCTTCCCTGCCCAAGTGTGCAGCACGACAACGGTGTCGCCTGCGGCTGGCGGGTTCGCTTCATAATGCTCTTTGGTGCGAGGCATGTCCTGATGCTTGTCACGCATTTCATAATGCCATTTGAGCCAATTATCCTCGGGGCGCAGACCCGGTATCATTTCCAGCTTCAACACTTCTCCTATCTCCCTTCAAGACTGGTGGTGTCGGTTTCCATTTCGGCGCGGCGAGCTTCATCCAACACGGCGCGCACAGCGCCCGGCCATCTTCTTTCGTGACAGCCGGGCGCTTGCATTGGTCGCAGGTCATGCGTTGAGGTAGGCCCGATACTCGGAGTTGAACTCTTCCTCGGTGATGAACCGGGCGACGATATTGAAGTAGCCGCCGGAGCCGCGAGAGCCAGCCACGTTTTCAAGCAGGCCCATACTGCGCAGGCTCAGCAGGTGCTGGCCCACCGCCTCAACGGTTGCGTTGATCCCGCGACCTTGGAGGGTGTGCCACACGTCCGACGTGCGGAAGGACGCCTGCGTCTCCGAGTACAGCCCCTTCGCCACGCTGTACACCTCGAGGGCGTTCGTGTGCTTGCGATGGGACGGCCCCTCCTCCTCGACCCTAGCCCGGGGCGGCTGCGCGGCGATCCTCGGAGCGAGGGCCGGAGCCTCGGCCTGCTCGATGCGGACAAGCTCTGCCGAATACGACCCGAGGTCGTTCATCAGGTTGGGGAGTGCCTCAGCAGGCACGGCGATGGTGATGTTGAATTTGCTCATGAGAAACCTCCTATTATGAGCGGTTGCCAAACTGGGCGAGAAGCGCCCAGAAGTTATAGTCCTCGGTCACGGCGTTCGTGCCGAAGACTATCAAGAGCGTCGCCAAGAGGGCGACGCCAATGATGTCGGTGATGAGGTCGCGCATTAGGCCGCACTCATCTTGATCGCGCGCTCAAGGACGCGACGACGCTGTTCTTTACTCAGCCCTGCGATGGGGCCAAGAACCTTGATCGCCCACTGGCGCTCCATCTCGACGGTGAACTCGCGAGGCTTCGGCTCGGACTTGAGGCCCAGCTTTACAAGCGTATCGCGGTCGAGGTCTTCCATTCTGATTGTCATCGGTGTCTCCCTTCGATGGTTGGGGCGGGGCCGTTAGGCCACTTCGCCATTAGTGTTGAGCATCTCGAACAAGAACCACTTGCACTCGCGCAGGGTGTCGTGAGCCGAGCCGCTGTACGTCTCTGTCCACGAGCCGTCATCGCAGCTTTTGTGGATGTGGATGGCGGTCACGTTGCCGTCGCCGTAGGCGGCCCATTTGTGGCCGACTACCTCGTACTCGCTTTCGAGGTTGGTGCGCTTGATCTTGAGCATCGGTGTCTCCCTTGGTTGGGGCGGGGCCGTTAGGCCGCGCCAAATTCGATTGCGGCGTCTGCAAGCATGCAGCGCATCTCTTCGTCGGCGAGGTCAGCGCGATACTGGTCGTCGCCGGTAAGCTGATCGCGCTGCGCGTCTGTCATCCAGATCAGGTGCGCGTCGAGGTCGCGGCAGATGTCGCCGTCGGCGTTGCGCTCAATCGCAGCGAACTCTGCGTCGGTGTATTTCTCGGTGCGGTCCCAGTCGATCTTGGTCATCGGTGTCTCCCTTCGATGTGTTCTAGCAATGTCCTAGTTGTACCACGACTATAATTTTGATATCAAGCAGATAATATCATTTTGTCGAACTTTTTTTCACGAGGTACAAGTGTCTGATATCGAACAACAAATGCTGCGCCTTCGGGCCTCGACCCGGCGGCTGCTGCGCGAGGAGCTTGAGCTTTCGCCGCATCGGACGCTGTCGGCGCTGGCCGATGAACTGATCGAGATGGCGATCCTGCGGCGCAGGAACGAGCGCGTCAGGCAGGAGGATCGCGCCAGTGGTTAATGGCAGGCAGAAGGGTGCTGCTGCTGAGCGGGAGATCGCGAAGCTGCTGTTCGACGAGCTTGGCATGACGTTCAAGCGCGATCTCGAACAGTACCGTGCCGCCGATCACGGCGACCTGATCTGCGATGAGCCGTTCCCTTTTGTGATCGAGGTCAAGCGTTACAAGACCGGCTGCGCGCCGCAACCAGCGTGGTGGGATCAGGTGAGCGCCGCAGCTAAGTCTGCCGGGCTGCTGCCACTGCTCGTCTACAAATACAATCACCAGCGGTGGAAGTGGCGGATGCCAGCCGAGGCGGTGATCCGCGCCGGGCTGCCGCACGGCAACAAAGGCATGCGCTCCGACGCCGAACTCGATTGGAACTATGCGGTCGAGATGGACACGCGCACCGCGATGATGCTTGTAAGGGAGTTGCTTACAGATGCGCCCGAGGTATGAGGCCAGCCACGACATCGCGAACGAGAAGATCGTCGCCGACGCGCTGCAAAACATCGGCGTCGAGGTCTACAAGCTGCCGGTGCAGTATCGCCTCGACTGGCTGCTGCGTCGCGACGGTCAGCCCATTGGCTTCGCCGAGGTGAAGGCACGCAAGTGCGACCTCAACACATATCCGAGCGTGATGATCAGCCTATCGAAGGTGATCCACGCCAAGATGCTTAGCGAGACGACAGGCTTGCCCTGTCATCTCATTCTGCTTTACCGTGATGCGCTCGCGAAGTTGGACTTTGCGTCGGACTTCACGGTAGGACCGGGTGGCAGGTCAGACAGAAACGATCCGCAGGATCACGATGTCTGTGCCTACTACCCAATCGAGCGGCTGACAGTGATCAGCCAAAACAGTAACTGACGTTAGCGTTAAGGAGTATCAAGCTATGGCGTTAGGATTTAATCTTGAGACGAAGAGCAGCGGGGACATCCTGCCGATTGTTAAATGGGACGCGAAGGCGGGTGACTTCATCAAGCAGGACCGGTATCAGGCCGGCGATGGGACTTGGCAGAAGGATGAACAGGAACTCGGGCTTCCCCTCCAGATCGGAATGGACTTGGAAAACATCGAGATCGGCTGGCTGTCCTTCGCAACCGGCGCGCCTGACTTTCAAATGGTCAAGGCATCCGATGGGCAACTCCCGGCCCAGCCAAGCCCAGAGCACAAGCAGGCGTTCCGCGTCCGCATCGGGTCGTCTGACCTTGGCCTTCGTGAATTTTCTCATTCTGCAAAAACTGTATTGCGCGCGATGGAAGCTCTGTACAATCAGTATGAGGCGGAGGCTCCGGCAAATCCGGGCAAGCTGCCGGTGGTAACAATCGCCGGGACCGAGCGGATCAAGATCAACTCGCCTCAGGGCGAACTGACCTTCAAGGTTCCGCAGTGGTCGATCACGTCGTGGATTGATCGCCCGGCAATGATGGACGGCCCGGCAGCCGCCCCAACCCCAACCCAATCCGCGCCAGCAGCGGCGGTGTCGCAACCTCCCGCAGCCGCTGCTGAGGTAACAGGTGCGAACCTGTTCTAACGCGGTAGCTCCCGGCGGTGTTTCTCCCTTCGCCGCCGGGAGCATCTACCCAAGGGGGAAAGGGAGAACACCAATGACAAACATAGCGGCACACGCCGAGAGGATCGCCCGGCATTACTGGGGCGAGCCGAACATGACGCTGTCCATCAAGGGCAGGACGCTGCGCTGGGGTGCGAAGGGCAGCAAGGAGCTAGACCTGCGCAAGGGCGCTTGGTACGACTTTGAGGCCGACGAGGGCGGCGGCGTGATCGATCTGGTCAAGCGCCACGGCAAGCTCGGCATCAGCGGCTCAGTCGCCGACGTGCTAGAGCGCGACTTCGGCATACAGAAGCAGGCGCAGGCCAGCCTCGAGCCGAAGCAATACATCCAGCGCATCCACTCATATTTCGACGCTGACGGCGCTGAGGCGTATCAGGCGCTGCGCATGTACCCGAAGAAGTTCAGCCTGCGCCAGCCGGACGGCAGGGGCGGCTACATCCACAGCATCAAGGATATAGAGCCTCTGCCCTATAACCTGCCGGGCATCATCAACAACCCGCAGGAGCCGGTGTTTCTGGTCGAGGGCGAGAAGTGCGCCGACATCCTGATCGAGGCCGGGCTGGTCGCCACGACCAACCACGGCGGGGCCGGTAAGTGGACCGACACGCACTCGGCGCACCTCGAGGGCCGTAACGTGATCGTCATGCCCGACAACGACGAGCCGGGCGCACGACACGCCGACAAGGCGATTGCGAGCCTGTGGGGTAGGGCGGCGCAGATCAAGCGCATCGACCTGCCGGGGCTGCCGGACAAGGGCGATGTGGCGGACTTTCTGAGGACCAACACGCTCGGCGAACTGATCGACATCGTACAGAAATGTCCGACGCTCACACAAGCGCCGGAGGCAGTCGAGGCTGAGGCGGAGACAATCACCGACGCGGACGGCAACGAGATCGTGCCGTTCGAGACGCTCGATCAGGACGCGGTGTGGTCGATGCCGCCGGTCGAGTTCCTCGTCGATCAGCTACTGCCGGAGCGCGCGTTCTGTATGATGTACGGCGCGCCGGGTACAGGTAAGTCGTTCCTCGCGATTGATATGGCGCTTAGTGTCGCTCACGGCGTCGAGTGGCAGGGCTTCGACACAAAGCAGGGTTCAGTGCTGTACATCGCCGGAGAGGGCGTGGGCGGCTTTGGAAAGCGCTGGAAGGCGTGGTCAAAGCACAAGGGCATCACCGATAAGGCTCCGCTGTTCGTCCTCCCGCTCGCGGTGAACTTTATGGACGAGGGCGAGATCGTGCGCCTGCTGCACACCATCGACAGCCTCGACCAGACGTTCGCGATGGTGGTGGTCGATACCGTCCACCGCTCGATGCACGGCGCGGAAGAGAACAGCGCGGCGGAGATGGCCAAGTTCATCGACGCCTGCGACACGATCCAGCGCCACACCGGCGGCACGATGCTTGCCGTGCATCATGCGGGTAAATCCACCGCGCAGGGAGCTCGCGGCTCAAACAGCCTGCTGGGGGCGGTGAACACGTCCCTGATGGTCGGCAAGGTGGACACGCAGGTGCAGCTAAACGTCGAGAAGCAGAAGGACGCAGAACCCATCGAGGATGGTCTGGCGTTCAATATGCTCACCGTGCCGGTGTCAATCAGCGAGACTTCCGTCGTGCTGGAGAGGTCCGACGAGAAGCCGAAGAAGCGGCAGGAGAAGGCGTGGAGGCCGTCCGGCAACTCGAAAAGGGCGCTCCAAATCTTCCAGAATATGTGCGTGGACAAGGGTACGCCGCGCATCGCTTACAAGGCTTGGACGGACAAAATGACCTCCGATATGCCCGACACACCAGACAGTTCAAAGAAAACCGGAAGGGACAAGCTGATCGAGCATGAGTGGATCATATGCGTAGATGGCATATGCTGGAAAAACAATGAGATAGATGGGTTTTAACGCATCTGCGCAGCAATGCGTACGCATCTGCGCAGCAATGCGCTGCGCTACGTCGACCCCTAAGGGAGACGTAGCGTAGCAAGTGCGGGGCGCAGCAACGAAGGAAAGGGAAAGAAATGGCGAAGAGGCAGAGGGTATCGAAGGGTAAGACTTCGAGGGAGTGGAGGTTCTATCCGTCAGAGCGAGACGCTGACAAATGCCGAGCTGCGCTTGCGACGTATGACGCTGAGGTGAGGGCGAGGGATGTGCGGTGGGGGGTGGATAGGTTGCCGCTTCTGGTTGAGGCGGAGCTGCGGGATCGCTTCTGGGCGCAGATGGATTTGCTTAATGCGGCGATAGCCAAGGGCAGCGGCGTTGAGGTCGAGGAGGCTGTGGCGGCAACGGTGCGCGGGGTGCAGGCGCTGGAGCGTCGAGCTATCGAGCGCGGCGCTGAGCCGGTCAGCGGTGAGGTGTGGGAAGAGACGACGCCGCAGGGCGCTGTCATCGCAGTGTGCCGGGACGCATCCGAGATCGCGAAGATACGCGATGACGGCAGGATCGACCGCGTCTACACGATGGCGGAGATCGCGGCCATCGTCGAGCGGTGGGAAGAGACCAAGGCCGGGCAGGTGACGAACAAGGTGAAGAGCCTGTTCGATGGTGCTACAATCGAGAGCGTCAAGCCTAAGCCTGCCGAGATCGAACTTGACGATGAGATACCGTTCTGATGTCCGCTGACGAGCTGAACATCATCTACACCGACAAGGAGCACACGCTTCTCGGCGGTCATGCGTGGATCAACGTCCACACGCTGACGGTCCACATCATGCGGACCAAGAACGGCGTGAAGGTCGAAATCTTCCCGGCGGCGCATGACGGCATCAGCGATGCGCTTGCGACGTGCAAAGCCGAGTGGCAGGAGCCGGACCCGGCACACAGGACGAGAGTGGTGAGGCGATATGTTAAGTGAAGGCGACGGAAGTTTCGAGAAGTGGCTAGGGCGGGACTGCTGCCCAAACTGCCACAGCGGTCCGTTAAGCGACGCTGAGGGCGTCAGAGAGTGCCGCATGTGCGGCTTAGTGATAGGAGACGCAGGTGGAGAAGACAGAAGCGCTGATGGCCGCAATAAGCGCCGTGGAGGAACGTGGCGAGAATTATGGCGACGTGCGGGAGAACCACCAGAGGATTGCGAACCTGTGGTCGGTCGTGTTTGGTCACAGCGTAACGCCTGAGCAGGTGGTCCTTGCGATGACGTGCCTCAAGATTGCGCGCCTGATCGAGACGCCGGACCACGAGGATAGCTGGGTGGACATCTGCGGGTATGGTGCCTGCGGCGCTGAGGTGGGAACGGAGAGACAGGGCGATGGGTGAAGTGATCAACCTCGAGGAGCAGGAGCGCGACTATGTGCGCTTCTTTCGCGAGCACTGGGACTGCGACTGGTGCGGACTGCCGACACGCGGTCGGGTGTACGAAGAGACGCAGACGGTGGTGTGCAGCGCCTGTCGTAAGCCGCTGCTGGAGATTGACAACGACCCGCAGTATTTCGTCGCGTTTGAGGAGGAAAGTGATGGCATACCCGAAGATTAAGGAAGAGGTGTTCGATATGTTCCTAGAGCGCGTCACCGAAGGACGCGCCGGGATCAACGTGTGCAAGGACAAGGACATGCCGGGATGGACGACAGTGTGGCGCAAGATCACGTCCGATCCAGACTTCGAGCAGCGCTATCGCACAGCACTGTCATCGCGAGGGATGGTGTACGCTGACATGCTGGACGAGCTAGACAAGAAGCTGCTGGCCGGGATGATCACCGAGAGCGCGCACAGAACGCTGTCGGACAACATCAAGTGGCGGTCTGCGCGCATGACGCCGAAGGTCTACGGCGACAAGCAGCAGGTGGATGTGACGACATCTCCGGGCGGCGAATATCTGCAAGCGTTGCAGCAGATTAACAACAGCTTGGAGATGAAGCGCACGAACGTGATCGAGCATGAGGACGAGAGAGACACACAACCGGAACCAGTACGCGCGCACGGCGAGGAGCGCTCAGAATGAGTGTCCTGATAGCGACATAATATATGGCCGGAAACGGACTGTCGCTAAGTCATTGAAATCGTTACATCGCGATCTTCCATAATGAACGTTATGCGACAAAGCCCAGAAAGTTAACGCGATTTTGGCTGCCCCCCCCCGGTCTCGCTCACGGCCCGGGGC